AGTAATATTACAACTAGTGACAATTCCACCACTAATGACGATATTAGCTGTAGCATTTGCTCCTGAGCCTCCTGTTAATGAAACATTTTGGTATACACCGTTGGTATATAGCGTACCTGCATTACTTATATTAGTACCATTAATCTGACCTTGAACAATAGTAGGTGGGTAATAGTAATAATGCATTTCTACTGGATAGGCTTGGTCTGGGGCAGGAGCTACAATTAATGTCATTTCGTTAACGTTGTTATATTGCGCTCCAAATAAAGCATAGTATTTAGGCGTTCCAGTTGGAGTTCCTTGGTATGCTGTTCCATTATTGGTGGCATACGGATAGGCTTGGCGCATAAAGTTTACGTCTTTGTTAATCAGATAGTTATACATCCCCGTAGTTGGGTCTATAACTGCCACTGAATAATTAGCCAGCCAATCTATAGGAAGCGACACATACTGGTTCCCAGCGGTCATTGTGCCTGTAACGTTTTTGCGTAGCGATGGCACGTTTACTGAGTTATATATACGAAGTTCAGCCTCTTCCACAAAAACTGGAATATTTGCCACGAACAACTGTTCAGTGTTCTCGGCATAAGCTTGAATCGAGTTATATAACGTAACGTAATTCATTATGCCATCGGGCCTCTAGCCATACGACCTTTAGTTGCGGCGCCAGAACCACGAACTTCAATACCGTCAGTCTTAGGACCACGAGTATTATTGCTAATTGAAACACGCATAGCAGGCATGCCGCCGGGAGTATGTTCGTCTGCTTTTAAAGTATTAGGATCAGTTGCATAACAAACGCCTAAATCAACATCTGATGTTCCAATAGCTTCTCCCGACATTTTGTGTGGTTTAGCGTAATCTTCAGCGGGTTTATTATCTTTTGCATGACCAGTGCGCATAGGCGAACTGTTTTTGGTTGTTGGTTTAATTTGGGTTGCCATATTAACGACCTCTTGAGCTAGACTTCTGGTTCATAGCACGAGCCATATTACGACCCATAGCTTTTTCTTGAGCGCTAGTTACACCACCTTTAGCCATTTTCTTAACGGCTTTACCGCCTTTTTTAAGCTTATCTAGGTTAGTACCTTTACCACCCTTATGCTCTTGAGCATCATGCATTTTAAATGCTTTCTTAACGATAGCTTTATCTTGCTTGATATCTTCTTTCATGTTTTCCATCTTTGCCATGTTACTACTCCTTAAGTTGTTACTACGGTTACTGTGCCTATTGTAATGGCTAAATTCAAATCATTGGGGGTAAAAGCATCTGAAAAACTTCTTGCCCCACCTACAGGATTCCAACCCCACTGCGTTTGCCGACTACCATCTTGCGGGTATCCAGCATTATTTGTACTATTACTAGCGTTAGGATTTACATATAATCCTGTACTTCCCGATGCATAGTAGCTTACGTCTGGTCTTGGTTCCCTTACTGCTTGCGGGTCATTGACCGGATACATACCAAGTTGCAGCTGTGGATGATCTGGATCCCAACAAGTATGACAAACTTTGACTCGATATGGTTTAGTTTTTAAAGTCTGAGTACGTAACTGTTTTAACATATACCGCTGACCACACCGGTCACATTCGGCAATCGCATATTTACCGGACGAAAATCTGTTTGGCATGATTATCTGTAATAAAACATATTACGAGGTACCCACCGAGCTGGCGCTTTTTCTCTATCTTCATCCGCTGCAAGTTGGAACTGTTGTTCGTATTCGGCTTTCAAAAACGGTATCCGATTCATATCAATATTAGGTAGCTTTTGCGCAAGGTAGAATGCCAAGCCAGCAGCCATACAAGGAATAAAACGGAATGGAATATCCTCGGTATTAACGCCTGTGCCAGAATCTTGTAAACGGCGCATACGCCAGTAAATCAAGGTATATTGGGTTCCGGGATTACCAGTAGGCCAGATATTAACGTTTGGTAAGTAATTGTTATAAATCAAGGCACCGGCTGAATGGGATGCAGCGGTAGTATTATTTACGCCACGATAGCAATTTAGAAGTTGATTAGCATTGCTAGAATTTGCCTGTCCAAGATTTTGATAAAGAATGGTTTCGCCATCAATATTGATATACCCTTGGCTTCTTAAGTTAGCTGTACTTGCTACATACAAAGTAGTATCTGTAGCTGCGGCACTTTGGGTTAAAGTAGTTGTGGGGGTAGAATCCACATTACCTGACTGCCGGTCAATCCAAATTTGAATAGGGCGCCCATAAGCGTTTTTAGTTGGAATTGTTAGATAGGTATCCCCGGAGATCCGTGTGATATTAATATCGACCTGATTTTGGCCTACGCCTTGTCTGATGACGTGATCGTATAAATCAATGGTATCTACGGGAATTGGGTAACTAATTTGTCCGCCATTAATATTAATCGGAATCTGGCCTTGTTCAATAGTCCAAAGATTTATACCCCGATTTGCCCACTCAATAGTAAGCATATTAACGCTGCGAGCAGCGGTTCTAAAATCATAGCCAGAACGAGACTGCGTGCCACAACGCTCGAAGGCTTCTTCGATTAAATCCCCCATATCGAGGTTAAACGCTGTGGTTCCGGATGTGCTCATTACTTAGCCTTTTTAGCAACTTTAGTTGCTTTTTTAGCAACGGTTTTTACCGGTGCTTTAGGTTTACGGGTTGTGGCTTTTTTTACCTGTGGACGTTTTTTCTTTGGGCGTGGCTCAAAATCTTCCGATGGTATAGGAAAAGGCCAAGCTGCAATCTCAGCCTTAGGGAAAACAACTTCTTCTTCTGGCTTTCTAAAGAGACTTAGAACTTTTTTTATTAGCTTTTTCAATTTCTATTCCAATCCTAACAATGAATAAATCAATTATAAGAAACGTATTAATGTCTTCTCCATCTACTATTTCAAATCCTAGGCATACACCTTTGATTAGATAAAGATGGATAGCCCAGCTCACTTTTTCAGACTCTTTAGGGTTTCCGCCAGCCTAGCTCGCTTACCCATCTTGCCGGGTTTCTTTGCAGCTGCAGCTAGTTTGCTGGACGGAATCTTTTTGCCAGCGGGTACACCTAGCTCTTTATGTAAAGCACCGGGTTTCTTAATTGCCTTTTGAATCCATTTTTCTGCCATTATTTTTTCCTTGCGGCTCTCATGTTATCAACTAGATTAGGGTAAGGTCTACCTGCCGCTTTAGCCATAGCTTTTGCACTAGCTTTTTTAGCAGCCGACATTTTCTTCGGTTTACCAAGCCCTTTTGGACGGGGCTTATCCCAAACCTCACCACCCTTTTTGTACATGGTGACATCATCCGGATTATCCTTACGGACAATCGTTTTTGCCTTAGGCATCTTAGATGGGTTAATGTCGCCCATCCCTCGACTGGCTCTCATTACTTAGCCTTTTTACCGTAAGACATGCCACCACCACACATAGCTTTTACATGCTCATGATGCATTTTGTGGTCTTTATGACCATAGTGTTTAGACACTTTTTCTTGCTCATGCATGTGGTCGTGATCTTTACCATAGTGATGCTTTACATGATCTACATTATGTTTGTGTTCCATTTTGAACTCCTTATTTGCAGTTAACTAAAGGACCATTACCAACTGTGTTACCAGCCATTTTTGGGTACTTAGTTTTGGTCTTACCACGCTCAGCAATACCATCAATACTAGGAGCGCCAGTTTTTACTTTGCCCATAGTTTCGCTACCCATAGTCTCTTTTTGAGAAAATTTCTTAGTTGCCATCATTTTTTCTTCACCTTTCCACCAGTTTTTTTACCGGTGTATTTGTTTAAATTAACATTTGGAGCATTTTTCTGCTGCCCTAAAACACTACCAAACCTTGTCTCTTGACGATTAATCATACCCTTACCGCCTCGAGTAATACCAACACCACCACCCAAACCAAACTTCTTACCTTTATCGGCTTTTAAAAACTCTTCGCCGACTGATTGTTTAATACCAACTTTCTTAGCAAACGCAGGATTTTTTGCTACTGCTGCCATTAAGTTATGCTGTTTTTTAGATACGCTTGGCATTATTTTCCCAATGAACCTTTAATACCACTCCATACTAAACCACAAATACCAACTATAGCCATTAAAAATAAAGTTCCTACCGTTTTTTCAATAACTGCTTTACGGAAAGCTGCACGATCTGCTTCTGCTTTAATAGCCATTCTAACCCATTGAATTTCTTCATCAGTTAGTGGGTGGTGCTCTACTGCTTCGGCAACTGCTGTTTTTAGCAGCTCCATTAACTCCGATTTAGTTTGGTCATCTAAAGTCATGTTAGCATTTCCAACGTTTTAAACTAGCTGCCTTACGAGTAGGTTTGCCATTTTCATCTTTCATTGGGCCGGGCATACCAGACATTCTTGCACAGAATGACTTTTTGCGAGGACCACCTTCAGGTTGCGGAGCCTTTAAATGAGACCCCGTTTCCCGATTATATTTTGCACGACCTTTAGCTGTAAGACCAGCACCTTTTGATACTGGAAGCTTCTCACCTCTACCAACTGCAAGCGATGGGCCTTTTTTCTTAGTTGCCATAATTAGCTACCGTTAGCGATTAATTTACCATCAACAACTACGCCAATTTGAACAGCAGAAGAAACATTAGGCGCTCCAATTTGCCATTGGATATCTGATTT